CTCGGGTGATCCCACGTGTGACTGTCGGCGTTTCAGCAGCAGCCGCATTGTACCCTTTTACGCTTGCAGTGGCAGCGTTCATTTGACTTGCAAAAATCGAGACGGCAGCGGCAGCAGCAATGATTACGCCTATTCCAACGCCGGTCAAAGCCAGAAAAGTCGCGTGAGATATGTTTAAGGCGTTTTCAGCCATCGTTGCAATGTTGCAAGCAGCGGCATAAATGCCATGAGCGACTGAATGAGAAGTCTCGGCTGCAGTAGCCCCTGTTTCCGTGGTAGTTTCAACGGCTAGAGCAGCAGTATGCCCAGTTGTCATAACAGTGAGAAAGTTATACATGCGTGCTGCTGTTGAGACAATCATTATAACGAGCATTATGGTGCGTATGTACTTGCTTGTCTCCTTGTCAATGATTCCAAAATCTGCGGCAAGCGTTGTTAACTCCGTGCCCATCATAGCAGTAGTTCTTATGCCACCAGCAACTGTACGGAGGCTAACATTGAAAGCTTCAGCGTGCGCTTGCGCGTTCACGAAACTTTCGCCTCCCACTTGAACGTTCGCGCCCATTTCTGTTGCTGCAATCCCCACCTCGCTCATGCTTGCTTGAACAGGCGCCATTGAACCTGAAATGTCGGAGCTCATACTCGCGGCGTCACTACTTATTGCTTCAAACTCTGGACTAGCTTCATTCACCGCACGAATCGTAACGGCTATCTCGCCCATTGCACTCATTCTGCACATGCCTCCTCAGCAGCACGCTCCAAAGCCGCTGAAACAATGAACATGAAGTTCGGCGCATTCTCCGCCAAAGCCTGCGTCAAGAAATAACGTGGGCTAATATACCGTGTGCCCAACTCCTGAAACAAAGCGTAGGGCACCATGCACGCGACTTTGACAACCCACTTATAAATGATCTGAGCGTAAATCCCCGCTATCAAGCGACCAGTCCGCACCGGCGCCAACTCCTGAGCACGACGCACAATTGCTTGACCCGTCTGATTCAAAGCGTCTTGGACACAGTTCTGCATGGCTTCATCTAGTGCACGCATTTTAGCAGCAAAATCCTCAACGCCACTAAGCTCAACACGAAACTGGATACTCATTCTTTAACGGCGCCCCGACTCTTTTCTTGCCTTGTCGATTTCTTCTTGAGTCTGCCGATCCACTTCACCTAGAATAACGAGAAACTCTTGGATCTTCTTCGCTGGTGCACGCTCTAAGTCGTCGATTGTCCAACCAAACTCTTTGCATAACCTAAACTCTGTAAGGGACTTATGCGGAGTACCCCGCCTCATCGCCCTCAAGAGTTTTTTATTTCTTCAGGCGACAGCCCATTAAGACTGTTAACTGTTTTGGCAAATAACGTAGTTAGCTTTATGGGAACGCCCATTTCAGCATCTTCACTCAAAAGCTTTTCAAGAGTAATCGGCTTATTCTCCGGCTGCTCCTTTAAGCTCGCCCAAGTAATCTCTGCATCTATTGCGCCAACGTCTGAATCTATGACAGCGCCAGTTTGCGGATGATATTTCGTGTACTTTTTGATTATGCGAAGCCTTTTAATTCGAGTTATTTCTCGAAAGACATACTTTCCAGCGTATTCTTTACCATACCGCTCGTTAACTTCAACAGTTTCTGTTTCCATTTTCACCCACTTCCTATGTTATGCTCACGGTTTGAGCGAGAAACTTCAGCTTAACGCTTACGAGATCTTTGATTTTTGTCGTTGGATTGAACTCTTCCCATTTACAGTACGTGAACACAGCTTGCTTTCCACCACTCAAGTTGAAGTTAAGGCTAAATTGAGAGTCAGCCAAGAGATCAGCCAGTGCCCAATCATTCTCAAACTCAAGCGTAAGCTCTCCACTCAGTTGTCGGTTGCGTTCGCGTAGGTACTTTAGCAAAAGCCCTGTTCCGCCACTCTGAATCGTAACGACCTGCTTAAGGTTGTTCTTGATCTCAAACTTCCAATCTGTAACGTCTGTCAGATCGGCATAGGTTCCGCCGCCAGCAGCGCCCTTCTGCACTTTGGTATTAAAAAACGGGATTCCGCCTGGATAGTCACCATAAGTTGCGCCCGATGGCAGTGCTGTTGACCTTGAGACATTTCGACCGATTAACTCAACATCTGCCTTAACTATTTCATCAACTTTGCATGAGACGCTTACTTTGTCGATTTTGCAGCCGGTATGCATAAAGGCAATGACGTTTGTTGGGCTCGTAAATAAGCCCTTGTAGTAAGCCACCAGAACGCTGAGGCTGCTCAATGTCTGCACGTGCTGAATGAAATTGATGGGAGCAAGATCACTCAATGTGTGCGGAATCTTCAAGTCAACCTTTCTCATGCCAGCGACCAAGGCTTGAAGGTCTCTGCTGCCCACGCCCATAACCTCAATAAGCGATGGGGCTATCTTCGGCTCCGGACCCTCGTTGTTAATCCCTAACATCGTAGGATTCGTTGGTGTCTGTCCATACACTGATTCTTGCACGAAATAGACGCGGCACTCATGTGCGCCATATGTTTCAACACTCATGTTTTTTCACCTTTTTTTAGAATACTCCTCCAATGTCCTCGAAGGACCATGATTTCAGAACAAACTCTGTCCTGAAGATGAAAGGTTTAACATCAACCTTGTCAACGTCACGGAAACTCTCAACATCCAAATATGTGATGCCATTAACCGAGACTGTGCAACTCACATAATCGCAGTAGATCACAGCTGGAGTTGAGCCGTTGCTCGGGTTTGTTGTCCGAACGAGAAGCCAAACATACCCGTTAGAGTCAATGAAGTCCGTGCAGCTAGAAGAGATCGTGATGGTTAAGGTTTCGTTTCCCCCACCTGTTCCACTCTGGGCCTGTTGCCATGCTGAAACTACGTGATTCCAAACTTTGATTGTACTCCCGTTTTCTATTTCTGGAACCTGCCAAAAATAAACTTCTTTAAGACAGTTGGGAATTGACGAACCAGTATTAGGGTTGTAGCCTCTGATTCGCATCTGAGTAACTAAGCCCTGTCCAAAACTAAATTCGTTCCATCCACTAGTGCTAAATTCACCTTCAAAAACATGCACCCAGCCACCGTCACGGTAAACGTCAATGTCGATGGGATTGAATCCCGGCAAATAAGTCTTATCCAAGTATGCTTTCAATTTGTTACATTGAATCCCAGTAGCCATAGTCAAGTATAGGAAGCTGCTCCAACTCAACGCAGGAATTTCACACCAGGGTCCAGTATTGATTAAGGTGTCGTATGCTAAGTTTTCGTACTCCCAAAAGCTATCAGGGTCAGAAAAGCCGTCTGGGCTGACCCATCTCCCTGGAGCCGTTTCATGACCCGTTGCATAACCCTCGAAGGTCAGCATAATGTTCTTAACAGATTGCTCCCTTGGGCCTAATTTGAAGCGGAAAAGCATCATCGCATACTGAAGGTTCACCGACGTGCTCTTGCTGTAGTCGACGCTGTCTGGATGCCAAATCTTCTGATAATCCAGGTTCGAAAGCTCAGCCCAACCTAAATCACTCGGCACAAGCTCGGTTGCTGCAGCTCCTGAAAACGCTTTATGCGGGTCTCCTGAAGGATAGCCCAGCCCAGAAAAATCATAAAACGCCTGATTCGGAGTCTTCATGTTTTGCCTAACAACACGGTTAACTTCCTCAACGATCTTCTGCCGCATTGTTCTGCCCGGGTCAGATGTCTGAGGTCTATCTGTAGCCCAAATATTAACTCGAAGTCTCCCTATGCGTCTGCGTATTCTACCAGAGATCTCAAGTTTCTCATCTTGACTCTGAGCTAAACCCACGCTTATCTGCGCATCATAATTCTTGAAAAGCTCTCGATCGTACCATTCTTTGCTGACGTAGATTGTGGCTATCGAGTTGTCGTCTTTGATTACTTGAATTTTTTTGCTGAGAAGCCTGATTACTGTTGTTACAGGGTCCTCGTACGCGCTCATTGACTGATCAACTTCCTGCAGACGCTCTTGTAAACTTGAGGATCACCGTTCAAGTCATAAACCGACACTGTAATAACTTCATAGTCGACGCCTGCACGCCTTATCTTGTCATGCACACGCACTGGCAAAAAGCTGTAAACCGTAATATGGTCCTCAGTAATGTAGCCAGGCTCCAAGACAATCTCGCCCACTGCGCCCAAAGTTACTAAGCCTTGAAGACTAAGCGGGGGTCCCCATGTCACTTGGTCAGCCGCCTGCTGAATAGGGTACAGAAGCAGACTTTCGCCGTTGACGCTTAGAATGTGCGTTATCTCTGTTGAAGGGTCCTGATAAGTCAAGAAAAACTGTGCAAGCCAAGTTACGTTTGTCATAGCCTTCTGCGGTGTTATAGGACTATAATCAGTAAATTGCGGTCCCCAATACATCCACTGCGTTTGATATTGCTTGATAACTTGCATGCTTAATGCGTAAGCTGGCCTGTCATGGACTGCTCGGATCTTGTACAATATTCCGCTTGTGACTGCATCGTAATAGGCGCACGCTGGAAAACGAGTCACGACGTCAATGTAGCCTGGCCAACAAATCGCTGGGTTATAAGCTGGGTACTGTGCTGAAGCGCGTATTGACTCAATGAAACTGTACACTTTCTGACATGATACACTCCAGCCTTCGTAAGTGTACAGCCCTAACAATGCGAAGCTGACTGGATCATCGTAAACCTGAGTTTCGCCAAGACCGACACGATGCCATTTTCCGTCACCACTCGGCTTCGGATCAAAATAAAGGTAAAGTTGCTCAAAGCCACTTCGAAGGAACGCAATCGCATCACTCATCATAGTAGTATATGTGCTCGCGTTGCCCACATCGTAAGTTTCTGTGAGCATCTGCAAACCGATAAACCCATAAATTGGCTCAACATCCACGTACCTGCTCCAGTTATCGTTGATGTCAACGTACCTAGCGAAACCACCGTAATACCTGTCGAAAATGCCAAAAAAGACAGGAAGAGTTTGCATATTATGAAGGAAAGTGTAGCCAGCGAGAACCGCGGCTGAAAGATAACTCGCTGTCTTTGTTAAGTCGTAAGCTCTGAGAAGGCTTGGGATACATCTTGCCGCATCAACAGCATAATACTGTGTACTGCCCACAGCGCTCGCGAAGCCACCGTAAGCGTTCTTTGAAGCGTTAGTACACTGCTGCGAAACAATAAAGTTCGCCAAACTCACGATCTCAGCGAGGATGGCAGCTTGGTTCGCAGCGAATTGCGGTGCACTGTAAGCTTGATAAAGAAAGTCGATGGCGAAGGCAGCAGGAAACACGCCTTGCCCATAAGCAGGATCTGGACCTTCAACTGTTCCGTCATTTGCCACATGATAAGTATTCACAAGGTTATTCTGCATCGTTACAACGTTGCCATTAACACTTCCAACAACATTCCATTCACTATTGGAGTCATCGTAGATCTGCACCGGAAAGCCCGCTTGAAATTTTGTGCCATCCGCAACAGTCACATTTTTCTGTCCGCTTGAAGCGTCAGCTCCTAGCAACGTTGGAATAACGTAGAAGTACGGTGCGTAATGCATTATGAAATCGTAATAGGCTTGAGGCACTGTTCCCATACTTTCACTTCAACAAGTCATTTATCAAACGGTAAATCTCAAAATTTAGCCATCTAGTGATTTCGGGTTTCACTTAACTTGGCGTAACCACTTCAACGTCATAACCATTATTGATAAGCTGTTGCAGTTCAGCGCTTGTTAAAACTTGCTTTACGCCATTCACTTTTGCAACGATATAGTTGCCTTTGACTAACACTTTGCTCATGGATTCACTAACCCGCCACGGTACGTTGGAACCTCATCCTTGGCTGAAGCTTCAGCTGCAATAACGGGAGTTGCAAAATTCATTAGCATTCTGACAAGATCATCCTTAAAGCCCTGAGCTGCATTCTGAAATGCTACTCGACCGATTGTAGCATTGGTAATGAAGAGATCGCCTAAACGATAATCAAACGCGCCAAGCAGCATGCCTCCGCTAGCAGCCACAAGGATACGCAATGAAGCCAGGTTTAATGCAGCCATTTTAGCCCAGTTGTAACGGGGATCCGTGGTTTGCAGGTCTTGACCTACAATAGAGTTAACGTAAAGATTTGCAAAATCAACGTGTGCCAGAAAGGATGCTTGAGAGACGGGTAAACCGAAAACCGTGTATGTTAAGCTTGCAGGGTCATAACTTGCGTTAAGCTGACTCTGAATATCCGTGTAACTCACATATTGAATGGTCAAATTATCTACCTACTTTTCTCCCATGAGAAAAATTTATGCGATTAAAAAGGGGGAGTTTTTTATGGTTCATAGGCAGGCTTCTGACTATGGCGTTGGAGGCGGGCCAGTTGCTGAAGTCTGCACTTTTTGACGATCCAGCCAGTCGGCATACTCGTTTGTTACGAACATTAGTATGGAAGCTCCGAAAACTATGCCTGCCACTTCCACTGGAGTCAAAGTAAGCCAGCCCAGTCCATAAGCGATCCCAGCGATAACGAATATGCCCAGTCCAAAGTATATGCCGAAAGTAATGCCCACCAAGAACCCGTTTGTTATGCAGAACATTAAGCCATAGTTGTGCGACTCTTTCAGCCATTTACCGTATTCCCAGCTAATGCCAGTCAAGATACCATTCCCGAACACGAGACCAGCGATTACCGTTGGCGTCAGTGCAGCAGGAATGAAACCCAGACCATAAGCATTTGAAGCCAGAACGAATATGGCAACACCGAAGAGTAAGCCAAGAGTTATGCCATAGAGTAGGCCTTTCGTCAAGTTGAATTGCAATGCCATTTTTCTTCACTCACCTCCATGAGGCTTTTATTTTTGCCACGACTCTGTTTCCCTCAACCCGCTGTGTGATTGAGGATTGAAACAAGACATGGAAACTAAGAAATGGGGAAATGAGTCGAAAAGTTGAAACTAATTCTAAGTTGTCGCCAAACCCGTAATCTTGCTGATTGCCTCTCCGCATGTAATAACCGGCGCGAACCTTGTCGAAAGCACTATATCGACTGCATCAAACTCTTTTTTGATGTCAATATCAGTTAACAGAGGTCGCTTTATGACGAAAAATCCCAATGGGGCATAGCTCGCTGACAAGTTTTGCCCTGTACTAAGCAGGTAAGCAGTACCTGGAGGCACAACGTTGCTAACGTAGAATTGGAATCCGTAGACGGTTCCTAGGGCGCCAGTTTGAATCACGGGCTCGCCATACTGAGCATACAGTGAAAATTGTGGCAAATATTTCAGATCACGGGCATTAACGGGGTTACAAAGCAAAGTATCAGCGATGAAGTTGTAACTAGCAATTTTCGCTTCAGCCCAAAGCAGATCCTTTGTGCCAATGGCACCGGTTAGGGTGTACTCTGTGCCTGTTGCTCCGAGACTTTTGCCCGTGCCGGCGCTGCTGCTGCCAGCTGCAAGATCAATGACGGTCATGCAGTCTTTGTCGATTTGATAGGCCATACGTCTCGCAAGACGTCGAAGCTGCTGTTCAATCACTGGAATGTACAAGTCTTCAATTGCCTCACGAGGAATCCTTTCTCGCAGCCCTTTCTTATACGGCGTGACAGTTATTGTTGTTAAAGGTGTAAAGTCAAGCGGAATTTCCGCTGCTTCGCCTTCATGCATATCAAAAACTTTGTTCGCTAGATCCAAATTGTGATATGCCTTTCTCAAATGTCCCAAAACACTATCTTGGGCGATTCTTTTTGACAAAGTTTTGATAGCTGCAATTCTTGGCTTTTCAAAAAACTTCATGGACCTTTCGCAAA